GCTCGTGGCGGAAGGTGAAGGCCAGAACGTGTGCGTGGTCATCAAGCGCACCGGCAACACCTACCTCATCGCCAACGTCAACATCGGTAACGGGAACTACAGCGTGGTCGTGAAGATCGTGCAGGCTGGCGTGGAGACAACACTCGCCACCTCCGACCTCGAAGGCGCCAACCTCGCCAGCGGCTTCCTGCGCCTCTCCTACGAGGCCGAGTCGCGCAAGGCGACGTGTCGGGTCATTCCCTCCGGAGGGAGTCAGGTGACGCTGGCGGCGACCTTGAGCGAGGCGCAGGACAACAACCTCGGCCAGAACAGTGCGATCGGGATCATCAACGCCAGCCTGCTCGATCAGCCGGAGATCTTGCAGGTGACAGGGGGCGGTCTTGGCTCGTAGGTTCGCAACCTCGTTCGGGCAGAGCGGCCTCAAGGAAGCCGACGTTGCACTCGTCTGGTGGGGAAGCCTGCCGCCGATGAACGTGGCAATCGGTTCGATTGCTCACATCACCGGACCGGACGGCGATCGCTGCTACGTGTCGCCAGCGTGCTACAGCGAGGTCCGCAAGGTCGTCTTCTGGGCGGCGATCAGGCACACCTACACGGGGGCTGCGACTGCGGTGCCGGTGCGTTTGCGGGTTGCTCCGAGCTCGCAGACCAACGCTGCTCGAGTGATCGAGTCTGGCGTGCTTCCGGAGAGCACGATCAAGTGCACTGACAACATCCTCCAGTCACCGGCGATGTGGTCGGTGAACGCGAATCCGGCTGCGGCTGGCTGCTACTACGACCCGCGCGGTAGCGGAGAGAATGCAGTCGGCACGATCCAATTCCCACTGGCCGGGCGAACTGCAGGGAGCCAACTCATCTACCGCGAGTTCGATCGTTTCGACGCGTCCGACGCGGACTTCTTCAACGATTGGGACTCGATCGCGAACAACGAAAACCTCAACGAGTTCATCGCCTACAAGCTCGGCGTGCAGCGGACCGACGGAGGGACTTGGAGCAACGCCGCGAGCAACACGCCGAACTTCCCACCGGTCATCGTGACGTGTGGATTCGCGGTCGTGCAGGCGCCGTCTCCTGAGAATCGCACCAGGGTCTACGTGCCAGCGTCGTTCGGATGGTTCGACACGACGCTTGTTGGAGCGACGTTCGGCGGTCGTCGTGGTGGCTTCCAGTATCGCGCTGCTGACTGGAGCGGGGCGATGGAGCTCCGGGTCGTGTCGTGGCAGGAGGAAGGCGACGCGATCACCAAGTGCGGCCAGTTCAAGGTGCGCGTGCTCGACGTGAACACGCTCGTCGAGCGCTACCAGGAGTCGTTCAACGCTGGGGCTGCGAAGACGGCTGGCATGTGGAAGTGTCGATCTGCGAACTTCCTTAGCAGCATCCAGGATGGCGACTACTTGGCTGTCGAGCGAGCCAGTCTCAGTGCATCCACGGTGCAGGGGATCATCAGCTACTTCGAGATCACCCTGACGAACTTCAACACGTTCACGACATTCTTCGGTGGGCTCGGGCCGCCAGCGACGCCACAGACGATCCCTGGAGGATCACCGCCACCTGACGCCTACGCGCAGGGATCGACGCTGTTCGACCCGCTGTGGTTCCAGGACATGGAAGGCTATCGCTTCCTATCTTCGAACATCGGCGCCAACGTGATCCATGGTGGCGTGCTGACGCCGGAGATCTCGGTCTCGATCAACGCGAATCTTGCAGCGAACGTCGCGGTCAGTCCATTCAACGCGAGGATCGAGCCTCACCTCAACGGGGCCAACTCGATCTACCAGTCGATTGCGCACAACAACCCGATCAACCTCGCCGGCAAACGAAAGCTGACGACGCTCTACAGCGGTGATGGCTGGGAGACTGGAACCAGCGATTTTCCGGGCACGGCCTACATCAGCTACGTCGTTGCTGTTCCGAACACCGAAACGGTCGAGCTCGGACCGCTCTTCGATCTTGGCTCCTTCAACCCTGAAGGCTGTGCGGCGACGTCGGCCGGACTCGGGGAACCTCCTGTCCTGGTCATCACCAATGGCAGCACGATCCCGAAGAAGTTCAATCCAACGGCAGCCGGCACCAGCGGGGAGGTTGAGGATGCTGGTATTCCAACTCCGTTTGAAGGCGAGACGCCTCAAGCTGTGGCTGGCGACGCTGCGGCTTCGCCGGACGGCGGACTAGAGCTCGGCACCTACCGCTACCGCTACACGTTCCGGAACTGCTGCACCGGCAAGGAGAGCGATCCGAACATCGAAGATATCGTGGTCGACACCACCGGCCAGTCGCCAGCAGCACAGGTGACGTTCAGCTTCGCTGGCGTGCGAATCCCGAGCGACCCGCAGATCTGCGAGATCTGCCTCTACCGCACGGTCGAGGGTGGCGACTTCCCGATCATGGCGAAGGTCGGTTGCTTCAATGTCAACGACACTACGATCTTCGTAGATGACATGAGCGACAGTGCGCTCGACTTCCTCAACGACAGCCTTTCGATCCTGAACGCACCAATGCCGTGCGTGCCGATCGTCGTGGACTTCCGCAATCGCTTGTTCGGCATGGGCGACATCCCGAACTTGGCGCTTGCTGGCACGGTCAGCGTCGTCGAAGGCAGCGACATCGTCACTGGTGACGCAGAGGTCGAATGGGATCGCTGCCTCGAGGGCAAGTTCATCAAGGTCGGCAGCGACTGCCGCAGCTACGAGATCCTGCGCGTTTTGCCGCCGGAAGAAGGGCAGTCGCCAGCGATCGGTCGCCTGCGGCTGGTGGATCCCTACGAAGGCGCTACCGACGTCGGCCTTGGCTACGAGATCTGCGGGCGTCCAAACCGCCTCTACTTCTCGGAGCCGCTGGAGCCGGAATACTGGCCGGCAGCGAACTTCATCGACGTCGAGCCGGGCGATGGTGATCGCCTGATGGGCGCCGTCTCGAACTTCGATCGTCTCGTGATCTGCAAGCGGCGCAAGACCTACGTTCTCACGTTCCGCGAGAACCCCGGCATCGAGGTCTTCGTGCCATCACGCATCAGCAGCGACATTGGCTGCATCGGGCCACGCACGTTCGCGCAAGTGGAGAGCGGCAGCGTGTGGCTTGCTGATCGCGGGCTGGCGCTCTACGACGGACGCACGGTGCAGCACGTGCCGGAGTCGCAGTTGATGAACGACATTTTCATCAACCCCGACAATCCGAACTATGTGCGTCGCGATCGCAACGGCCGCGTGATCGAAGCCGTCGGTGTCTTCACGCCGCGCCGCGAGCAATACCTGCTGCTGCTGCCGACCGTGCAGACCAACCGCGGCTGCAACATGATGCTCGTGTGGAACACGAGGCTTCGCAGCATCACGCTCCTCAAGTTCTGCCAGGAGTTCCTGGCGATGGCGGTCGGCAAGGACGCGAACGGCAACGAGCGCGTCTATCTCGGCGACACGAACGGCTTCGTGTGGATCTACGACATCGGGGACACCGACGGCGTTGGCTTCCCGAACGCCACCGGCACGGTCCGCGGCAACGTGACCTTCGCCGGGGTCGACCCCTCCACCGGGGCCAGCTTCCTCGACGACGACGCGGCCAGCTTCATCGAGGGCGGCATTCCTGGTCTGGCTGACCTGTCGGGTGTCGCCGGCCTCTCCGGAGCCTTCGGAGGGGCTGAGATGGGGCTCGCTGGCGCCTGCGTCTACACGCGCAAGCGTGGGGCGGCCTACGACGATCCGTGGACGCAGCGGGTCATCTACGCGGCGACGAGCACCCGGCTCTACATCACGCCGCAGTGGGGACCGGACACGCCATTCGATGCGACGGGACAGGTCGAGTTCGAATACATGATCGGGGCGATCGACCTCGATCTTCTCTTCAAGCCACAGAACTATGGCACCGATGGCCTGAGCAAGCGCGATTGGCGTCAGATCGTCGTGCACGAGATCGAGCAGTTCGCCAGCCAGCTCCGTGTCGATCTGTTGCCGGACTTCTCGATGATCGACCCGGAGGCCGACACGGTTGTCGATCCAGTCACCGAAGAAACAGGGGAGGGTCGTGTGTTCCGCATGGACTACGCGAAGGGCCGGCAGATCAAGCCGGTCGGTCGCCACGTTCACTTCTACATGGCCTTGCGCATGCGCAACTTCGCTCCCGAGGAGCCGATCAGGATCATCAACCACCTGTTGAGCGTCGAGCCAAGGACCAGCCAGTGAGCGAGATCCCGCAGACTTGCTCGATCGAACCGTTTCGCTATCAGGCGACGCCTCAGCCGTCTGGTGACCAGGGAGCGAGCGCGGGACAGATCAACGAGCAGACCCTCGAGGACTACCTCGACAGGCTCAGGAGAGCGATCTGCGAAGATCTCGTATTCACGTTCGATCGCGACTTCTCGTTCCTCGGACTCACGGACACGCCGGACTCCTACGCTGGCGCAGCCAGAAAGACCGTCAACGTCAATGCGGCAGAGGATGGTCTCGAGTTCCTCGATCCGACCTTCCTTGGGCTGATCGACACACCGAACACCTACGTCGGATCAGGTGGCTTCGCTGTCGCGGTGAAGGGAACCGAGGATGGCCTTGAGTTTGTTGCGTTCCCGACGCCGGTTCTCGAACCAACTCCGCTCACCTCGCGTCTCATCGTTCTTCTCAAACCAACCTCTGGCACAGCGTTGGTTGCAGCTAGTTTCAGCACCGTCGGTCACAATCAGGTGACGTTGGGCGGATCGACGTTGAGTCATCCAGTTCCGTCGAATGCCAACGTCCTTGCCGGCATCTATCGTCTGAGGATCAACAGCGCTGGTGGAGCTGGGTCAATAGCCAGTGTTCGTGAGAGTGCCGGACAAGTTCTCGGATTTGCTGGTTGGAGGATGATTGCTCGCTGGGGAACTGCAACCGCTGTCGCGCAACAGCGATTCTTCGTTGGTCTCATCAACCAGATCGGGGCGATCGCGAACGTCAATCCAAGCACGCTGACCGACCTCGTCGGCTTCTCCTACGACTCAGCTCAGACCAACCTATTCTTCATCCACAACGACGCTGCCGGCGCTGCAACGGTCGTGAACCTTGGTGCCGGATTCCCGGTCAACACGACGTCGTTCTACGAGATGCAGATCGAGATGGCTCCAGGATCAGGGGTGGTGACCTACCGACTCCTGAACGTTGGCACTGGAGCCGTGGCGACTGGAAATACGAACACCAACCTTCCTGCTGACGCCACGTTGCTCAACCTCTACATATGGTTGAATAACGGAACGACTGCTGTGGCCTGCACACTCGACACGCAGTGCCTTTACCTAGAGCTCTACAAATGACCTCGATCCCGCCACCGAACCAGCAGCAGCCGCAGCCCGGTCAGCAGCCGCAACAGGGTTTGCCTCCGACCGGCCTGCAGCAGCAGCTCGCTTCGTTGAATCAGTTCTATGGCAACGTGCAGAGCGCACACAGCGGTGGCCAGTTCGGCGGCGGCATCGGCTACAACGTTCGCAGCCAGCAGTTCGGCACCGCGCAGGCTCAGAACGACAACGGCCAGCTTGGGGAGGACATGGCGGTCGGATCGACGTCGATCGACGCGATGGCGCGCAACCTCGCGCAGCGCTACGGCATGCCGATCGGTCGTGGCCGGCTGGTCGACAACAACGGCAACTTCCTGATGACGCCGCAGCAGATCGCGGACGCGAGCGGTGGATCGGTCACGCTCGGCGAAGCCGCGGCGCAGATGAACTACATTTCGCAAGCGATCACGAACAGGAAGAACGAAGAACAACAGCAGAAGGGCATTGCTGCGCTACAGAGCGGTCTTGGGCAGGTGCAATCGCGTGGCCGCGGTTCGCTCGCTTCCATGATGAGCGGCTACTACGAAGGGATCGCCGACCTCTACGCGAACAAGGAATACGAAGCGGCTGACTTCTCCTTCTACATCCAGAAGGAGCAGCTCGACATCCAAGCCGAGCTGCAGCGCAAGGCCGAAAAGCTCGCGCGCAACCAAGCGCGCGGGCAATTCGTGGCCGGTGTCGGTATCACAGTCGCCAGCTTGTTCACCGGCAACGTCGCTGGCGTCGTGGCTGGAGCCGGAATGGCTGGCAGTTCGGCTGGACAAACGGGGTGGTTCTAATGGCACGCACAAGCAAGACGAAGATCGGAGATAGCGGCGAGAGCAACGATCGCATGATGCGAGCAGCATCGAGCGGCGCCGAAGCGGTCGCGCAAGCTCACGGACAGCTTCTCTCTCAGTATCGAGCCGGTGCCGATCAGGCGAACCAGACCGCTCAGGTCGCCAGCAGCGTCGTTGGCCAGGGGCTCGATCGGAACCAGCAACAGCAACAGTTCAACGCCAAGATGGCGCAGGACGAGTCGCAGTTCAGCCGCGGTCTCGAGCAGCGCAAGAGCGAGACAGCACTCGAGGGCGCCAAGGCAGGGTTCGAACAAGGATCATCGAAGGAAGACCGATCTTCCCGTCTCGAGCAGGAGATGAGCAAGGGAGAGGGTCAGATCGGTCCACTCGATCCCGAGTCGCAGCAGCGCCTGAACGATCAGGTCAGTCAGGGCGTCGAGATGGATGCGAACGGCAAGTGGCGGCCGACGCAGGAACGCAAGGCTGCGCAGGAGGGCGAGCAGAAGCGCAAGAACTTCGAGGCTGACACCGAGCGTATTCGAGCCTTGGCCTACCGGGACTCGGTCGGAGTTGCGGCACAGAAGGCGCTCGCCGCTGGCGACAAGAAAGCCTATGAAGAGAACGTCGATCGGCTGGTCGCCACGCCGAACGACATGCAGAAGCGCTACGACAAGATGATGAAGAGGGAGGTCAACGACAACGACTGGAGCGAGCTCAGCCAGCTCGCGAAGGGCAGCGAGGA